ATTGATGGTAGTGCAACTGAGGCCCCTGAAGGAGGGGAAATATAAATAATTGGTAGTGTATTAACATTATTGTGGATTCTGCAAATTTACTTGATTTGGTGCTCAATGATGCGCCTGCACACGAAATTAGTGATGCAATAAAAGATGTTCTATATGCAAAGGCTGCAGATAGAATTGAAGCCGGAAGACCTGTAGTTGCTGCAGATCTTTTTGGTGATGAAATTGAATATGAAGAGGATGAAGATTCAACTCAAGAGGAAGAGGATGTCTAACCCAAGGATTAAACCATTAGGTAATGAATCAAACTTAGCTACTGGTATTGGAAACAGCACCACTGTTGGTAGTGCTACAGTAGTGAGAGTGGTGAATTCCTCTGGTGGCAGTGTAGTTGTTGGTCTTCAGACCGCTGGTTTTGTTGGTTTTTCAACGTTCACAATGTTGAATAATACAACTGAAATGGTTGTCAAGAGAGCTGACGATCTTATCCATGTAACTGGTGGAACGGTTCAAGTTACAAAAGTAGGTTTTACAAACTAAAACAATGAAACTGATCAGAGAAGAAATCGAACATGTAGAGGTTATCGTTGAAGAACGCAACGGTAAAAAAAGCCTTTATATCGAAGGTGTATTCCTCCAAGGCGACATTAGAAATCGCAACGGGAGAATGTATCCTTGTGAGACACTCGCAAGAGAGGTCAGTCGTTACAACGAAGCCTTTATTCAAAAAGGTCGTGCATTGGGAGAACTAGGTCATCCTGATGGACCAACTGTTAATCTTGATAGAGTTTCTCACAAGATCACTTCTCTTTGTCAGGAAGGTTCAAACTTTGTGGGTCGTGCAAAGATTCTGAGCACACCAATGGGTAATATTGCTAAGTCACTCCTTGATGAAGGAGTAAAACTTGGTGTGTCATCACGTGGTGTTGGATCAGTAACTACTAATAATGAGGGTGTCAATGTAGTGGGAGAGGATTTTATGCTCGCCACTGCAGCTGATATTGTTGCAGATCCGTCCGCTCCAGATGCGTTCGTTGCCGGCATTATGGAAGGAAAAGATTGGGTCTGGGATGGTGGTATTCTTCGTGAAAGAATCGCAGAAAAGACCTACAAAAAAATCAACACACTTGTTGATTCACGTCAACTTCAAGAAAATAAATTAAAGCTTTTCCAAGATTTCTTGGGAAATCTGTAAGTTATAAATAAAGATAGATTAATTACACTTATAAAGTCTTAATCGGAGAGTTCAAATGTCCCGTGGTCAAAAATTACAAGAAATGGAAGTAGGCACTGTTCAATCCAAGTCAGCCGTAAACGCTAGTGCTCAAGCTGCTGTGCCGATGGATACATCGGTGGCTGGTTCCTATGAAGATCTCGGTGGACCTACTCCCGATAACTACAGATCTGACGATGATTCCGCTAAACTGCGTGAACCCAAAGTCAAAACTGTAAGAGATGTTGTTAATCAGGCTGCAAAACCTGCGATGGCCCACGAAGAGGCCGAAGAGGAAATTGATGAAACTCAAGAAATCGTTGCTGAGGAAGAGGAAGTGACCGAAGAAGAAATGGTCGAAACTCCCGAGTATGACATCGAGGAGGATATGACCGCTCTGTTTTCAGGTGAAGAACTTTCCGAAGAGTTTCAAGAGAAGGCCAAAACCATTTTTGAGGCTGCAATCAATTCGAAGGTTGCACAAATCGCCGAAGAAATGGAGCGCATCAACGAAGAGCGCATTGTTGAAGAAATCGACGCTGTAAAAGAAGCTCTCATCGAGCGCGTTGATTCTTACCTGGAGTACGTTGCTGATGAGTGGCTCGTAGAAAACGAGATCGCTGTCGAGCACGGACTCAAATCAGAAATGACTGAATCGTTCCTCTCTGGTATGAGGGAACTTTTTGAAGCACATTATGTTTCCATCCCTGAAGATAGATACAATGTTGTCGAGAGTATGGTAGAAAAACTTGATGAAATGGAGACTAAACTCAACGAGCAGATCGAAAGAAATGTCTCCCTGAACAAACGACTTGCTGAGTCGGTTGCCGATGGGATCGTATCTGAAATTGCTGAGGGTCTTGCCCTTAGCCAAAAAGAGAAGCTCGCCCAACTCGCCGAGAGTGTTGAGTTTGAAAGTGAAGAATCATATCGTGAAAAACTGGAAACTCTGAAGGAGTCATACTTCGGTCAGAGAGTTCAGAAAGAGACTTCAGATCAGGTGCTGAACGAAGAAGCCCCCAGTTTTTACACTGGTGCAATGGGCCAATACCTGAGCATCCTGGATCAAGTCGCTAAAAAGTGAATTTAAGATTATCAAACACAAAAACACTTACCCATAGGTAAAAGCAAATGTTCCAATCTGAACATCTGCAGGAGAAGTGGGCCCCTCTGCTTAATCATGCTGGCCTTGGTGAAATCAAGGACTCCCATCGTAGAGCGGTAACCGCTTGCCTGTTAGAAAACCAAGAGCGCTTTATGCGCGAAGAAAGAGAATTCCTTTTTGAAGGACCAACCAACTCAGGAAACGCTGCCGGTGCTGGTGGTGCTTTCGGTGGTAGCGCCACTGCTGCTGGACCTGTTGCTGGTTTTGATCCTGTTCTGATCTCCCTGATCAGACGTTCAATGCCTAATCTGATCGCCTACGATGTCGCTGGCGTTCAACCAATGAATGGTCCTACTGGACTCATTTTTGCGATGCGTTCACGTTATACCAGTCAGTCTGGAACTGAAACCTTCTTCAACGAGCCCGATTCCGCCTTCTCAGCTCAAGACAAAGGTCTTGATCTGACTGCTGGTTTCACTTCGATTAATGCTGGTTTCGGTACTACCACACAGTCGGGCACTAACCCCTCTGTTCTTGGTTCAAGCGACGCCTCCCAAGCGCTCTACAACGTAGGTCAAGGGATGGTCACAGGTGACGCTGAGAATCTGGATGGCACTGGAAGTAATGCCTTCCGTGAAATGGCTTTCTCAATTGAGAAGGTCACCGTCACCGCAAAATCACGTGCTCTGAAGGCTGAGTATTCCCTGGAACTCGCCCAAGATCTTAAGGCCATTCACGGTCTGAATGCTGAAGCCGAACTGGCGAACATTCTGTCCACTGAAATTCTGGCTGAAATCAACAGAGAAGTCATCCGTACCATCTACAAAGTTGCTGAGTCTGGTGCTCAGGCTAACGTTGCTACCGCTGGTACATTTGACCTTGACGTTGACTCCAACGGTCGTTGGTCGGTAGAGAAGTTCAAGGGTCTGCTCTTCCAGATTGAAAGAGACGCTAACGCGATCGCCCAAAGAACCCGTAGAGGAAAGGGCAACATCATCGTAACATCCGCTGACGTTGCTTCCGCCCTGACTATGGCTGGTGTACTGGACTACACCCCTGCACTCAATGTAAACCTGAACGTTGATGACACTGGCAACACCTTTGCCGGCACCATCAATGGTAAGTATCGTGTATACATCGATCCTTATGCCGCTTCGGGTGGTGCTGAGGCCAACCACTACTATGTTGTTGGTTATAAGGGTTCTAGCCCTTATGATGCAGGTCTGTTCTATTGCCCTTATGTACCTCTGCAGATGGTACGTGCCGTTGGTGAGAACAGCTTCCAGCCTAAGATCGGCTTCAAGACCCGTTATGGTATGGTTGCTAACCCCTTCGCTGAAGGAACCACTCAGGGTCTGGGCGCTCTTACACAAAACGCCAACCGTTACTACAGAAGAGTTAAGGTTACTAACCTTATGTGATCTAAATACTTCCTGTGTGAAGGAAGTGTTGAGGGGACCGAAAGGTCCCCTTTTTTTCTAAATACAAATAAAACAATGAAAAGGTTCAAAGAATTTTGCGAAGCTGCAGGTGATCCAATATCTCCAAGTCAGGTGGTCAAACTTGATGCAGAGGCTCAAAGAAATTTAAGAAATGCTGCCACACCCTCTGGTCCACCACCAATGAGAACAATTAAACGTGACAGATTTGCTGATAAAGTTCGTACATATATGAATAACACTATCTTCTCACCGATGTAAAATGGCTGGTAATCCTTGTTTAGAACAGGTATCAAATAGAAATTTTCTTTCACCTGTCGGATTCAAATTAAAAATTAATAAGTGCCCGAAGGTTGATTTTTTGGCAGTTGCAGCTAATCTGCCAGGATTGACACTTGGAACTGCACTACAACCTAACTATCTGAAAGATATTGATGTGCCTGGTGATAAATTAGTCTATGATGATTTTCGTGTCAATTTTATCGTTGATGAAGATCTAGAAAATTATTCTCAGATTTACAAGTGGATGGTTGGTTTGGGATATCCGAATAGCCAAAAAGATTTTGTTGATATGAAATTAGAGGATGAATATTACCCTAAAGTATCAGATAGAGAAAATCCATACGCTGAATTTTCTGACGGAACATTACAAATTCTGAATAGTAATCTAAGACCCCAAGCATATGTTAAAATAGAGGGTATGTTTCCTGTTGCACTCTCTAGTTTGGATTTTGATGCAACACAAAATGATATTCAATACTTTACCGCATCGGTAACATTTAAATATCTGATCTTCCAACTACTTGATAAAAACTTTGTTGAAGTATGAACCTTGAGACAATTCAGGAGATGTGGGAGAGAGACTCCCAGATAGATCCTGATGAGTTGCACACCGCCTCACTGGCGGTGCCTTCGTTGCACTCTAAATATTATCAGCTATTCAATGATCTAAGACTTCTTCGTGCAAGAGCCAAGAAGAAGCACCAATGTATTCTCCACGAACGTCATCTTTATTATTCTGGAAAGGCTGAACCTGAAATCTATGTTAATGATCCTTTTCCTTACAAAGTAAGGGAGAAAGATGCGTTACAAAGATATTTGGATGCGGACGAAAAACTAATTGAATCTGAACTCAAAATTGAGTATTACAATACGATGATTGAATTTTTGGAGAACATTATCAAAACGATTCAAAACAGAACGTTTCAGATCAAGAATGCTATCGAGTGGCAGAAGTTTATTCGTGGATATGATTAGTATTTCCAAAAAGAATGAAGTATATCTAAAGATTGAGGCTGACCCTCACGTCTATTATGAACTCAGTGATGAATTCACGTTCGATGTGCCTGGGGCTAAGTTCATGCCTCAGTATCGTAACAGGTATTGGGATGGTAAGATAAGATTATTCAATCAAACAAGTGGTGAAATCTACGTCGGTCTTCTTGACAAAATTGTATCCTTCTGTCGAAGATACGACTACGATTACGAATTCTTAAATAACAAGTATTACGGCACTCCCTTTGAAGTCAATGAAATGATTTCAAAGGAGGGTGTGCAAGATTATATGAACTCTATTTGTTCTCATTCACCCAGAGAGTATCAAGTGGAGGGAGTATACGATGCTCTAAAACATAACAGAAAACTATTAATATCACCGACTGCCTCAGGAAAGTCTTTGATGATTTACACTCTTGTGCGGTACTATATTGATAAAGGACAAAGAATCCTTCTAGTTGTTCCAACGACATCTCTTGTAGAACAGATGTATAAGGACTTTGAGGACTATGGTTGGGATTCTGAGTCATACTGCCACAAGGTCTATTCTGGTAAAGAGAAAGAAGACGATCGACCAGTTACTATCACAACTTGGCAATCAGTGTACAAACTTGATCGCAAATTTTTTGAGAAGTATAACGTAGTAATTGGAGACGAGGCGCACCTTTTCAAAAGTAAATCATTAGTCAATATTATGACTAAACTTCATCACGCGAAGTATCGTTTTGGATTCACTGGAACATTAGATGGCACACAAACACACAAGTGGGTATTAGAGGGATTGTTTGGTCCAGCTTACAAAATCATTCGTACAGATGAATTGATCGAAAAAGGCCACCTAGCTAAATTAGACATCAAGATACTTTTACTCAAACATAAACCACAGAAGTTTGAAACATTTGAAGATGAAGTTCAATTTATCATACAACACGAACAGAGAAATAAATTTATTCGTAATCTTGTTAGAGACTTGAAAGGCAACACACTAGTTCTTTATAGTCGTGTAGAGACTCACGGAGAGGTAATTTACGATCTCATAAATAATTGTAACGATGAACGAAAAGTCTTTTTTGTTCACGGTGGAGTTGATGCAGAAGAAAGAGAAGAAATAAGAGCTATCACTGAAAGGGAAAATAATGCAATCATTGTTGCTTCATACGGAACTTTCTCAACTGGCATCAACATCAAGAACCTTCACAACGTAGTTTTTGCATCACCCAGTAAATCAAGGGTTAGAAATCTGCAATCCATAGGAAGAGTTTTACGTAAAAGTAATAGTAAAACAAAAGCCACTCTTTACGATATTGCAGATGATACAACATATGGTTCTAGAAAAAATTATACCTTGAATCATCTCATTGAGAGAGTAAAAATCTATAATGAAGAGAACTTTAACTATGAAATAATTCCTATCAAAATGGGGCAACTATGAAAGATATGTACGCAATTATAAAATTAGTCAGTGGAGAAGAGGTATTTGCACAAGTAGAAGAATTTTACGATGATGATGTAAAAGCCATTCTAGCCATTGATCCTTGCATCATCAAAGAAATACCATCAAGAAGGCAGAACTTTAGTTACTATAAAGTAGATGCCTGGATGAAAATGAGTGATGATCGTATTCATTGTATTGAACTGAAACACGTAATCTATTACACTAGATGTGACAATCATGAACTGATTGGTGCATACAAGAAGTGGGTGAGGTCTCTAAATAAGGACGATGAAGAAGATACCACACCTGTAAAGGTTGGAGTCTCTACTCATCTAGGGTATGTTTCTTCTGTCGAAGAGGCTAGAGATAGCTTAGAAAAGATCTTTAAGCTGTAGAGCCATTTTTTCAACCCTGACAGAGTTATTATACAGAGATTTGACAGCCTTGTCAAGCCTCAAACATTTTGATATAATGTTAAGGTGATTATAAAAAGGGTCGATATGTACGCCGTAATGATGACAAAAAGACGCAGATCAGAACACTACGTCAACAACAAAGATTTTCTTGCAGCCATTGTTGAATACAAGGCTAACGTTCGCCGTGCACAAGAACAGGGTGAACCTAAACCACGTATCACAAATTATCTTGGCGAATGTTTTCTAAAGATCGCAACTCATTTATCCTATAAGCCAAACTTCGTGAACTATATGTTCAAGGATGATATGATTTGTGATGGGATTGAAAACTGCGTTCAATACATCAACAACTTCGATCCAGAAAAATCTTCTAATCCGTTTGCTTACTTTACTCAGATTATCCACTACGCATTTCTGAGAAGAATCCAAAAGGAGAAGAAGCAACTTGAGATTAAATCAAAAATTATTGAAAGAAGTGGGTATAGTGAAGTGTTCTCAGATGATGGTATGATGGCTGGAACTGAGAGTGACTACAATACAATCAAGGACAACATCAACTATCGGTACAATTGATGATCTACATTGGAGTTAAATCGTGAAAGTTGCAATCATCACAGATCAACACTTTGGTGCTCGTAAAGCTTCAAAACTCTTTCACGAATTCTTTCTTAAATTTTACAATGAAGTCTTCTTTCCCACTCTAGAACGGGAAGGTATCACCACAGTCATTGATATGGGTGATACCTTTGATAGTCGTAGAGGTATTGACTTCTGGGCTTTAGATTGGGCGAAAGAAAATTACTATGATCGTCTTCAGAAGATGGGTGTTACTGTTCATACGATCATTGGTAACCATACTGCATATTATAAAAACACTAACGATATCAATGCAATCTCTCTCCTTCTGAGAGAGTATGAAAATGTCATCTGTTATTCAAGGGCCACTGAAGTCAAGTTTGATAAACGCAATATTCTTTTCATCCCTTGGATCAACCAAGAGAATGAATCTGAGACAAATGATCTGATCAAAAAGTCAAAATCCAAATGTGTGATGGGTCACCTTGAACTCAAGGGATTCAATGCAAACAAGTTAGTGGTGATGGATCACGGTGCCGATAGTGGTGTTTACAAAAAGTTTGATCTAGTATTGTCGGGTCACTATCATACTAGAAGTTGTAAAAACAATATTCGTTATCTGGGTAATCCCTACGAATTGTATTGGAGTGATGTTGATGACCCAAGAGGATTCCATATCTTTGACACTGAAACCTTAGAGATCACCCCTGTCAATAATCCATTCAAGATGTTTTACAACATCTACTATGAGGACACTCCTCACCAACTTCTAAAATCAGTTGATTACAGTGACAAGATTGTAAAAGTTGTTGTCCGCAAAAAATCAGACCCACTTCAGTTCGAAAAGTTTATTGACAAACTTTACAAGTCAAATGTACACGAACTGAAAATAGTTGAGAACTTTGACTTTGCAGGTGTTTATGACACTGAGGATTTGGAGAGTGATGAATCTGAGGATACTGTTAGCATCTTGAATAGATATATTGATGAAGCTGAAGTTGAAATGGACAAAGCAATGTTAAAAAATATTCTCAAGGAAGTTTACATCGAAGCTTGTGAGGCTGACTGATGTACATTCTCACCATCGATGGTAGAGAAGATCAAGGAGCTTATGCCGTTGAGAACGAAGATGGTGATAAAGTACTTTTTATTTTTGAAGAGGAGGATGATGCAGAAAGATATGCAATGATGTTGACTCTATCAGATGAAACTTATAAAAGACTTCAGGTTATAGAAATTGATGAAGACCTTGCCATAAAGGCGTGTGAGTCTTATGATTATCCATATGTTGTAATTCAGTCCAACGACTTGGTGATTCCAAAAGATTATGATAAGATTTAAAAACATTCGATGGAAGAACTTTCTCTCTACTGGAAATCATTGGACAGAAGTTAGTCTTGACAAGAATGAAACGACTCTGATCATCGGAACGAATGGTGCAGGTAAGTCCACCATTTTGGATGCGTTGACATTTGTGTTGTTCAACAAACCATTTCGTAAAATTAACAAACCTCAACTGATTAATTCTACGAATGAAAAGGACTGTAAAGTAGAGATTGAATTTGATATTGGAACCAGAGATTACAAAGTTGTCCGTGGTATCAAACCATCTCTGTTTGAGATCTGGGTAGATAATAAGATGTTGAATCAAGACTCTGCATCCACTGATCAACAAAAATATCTTGAGAATAATATCCTTAAGTTGAACTATAAATCGTTCACACAGATTGTGATTCTAGGATCTTCAACCTTTGTTCCTTTTATGCAACTTCCTGCAGCCAGCCGCAGAGAGGTGATTGAGGATATTCTTGATATTCGTATCTTCTCTGCAATGAACTCTGTGATCAAAGATAAGATTCGTCAAGAGAGAGATGAGATCAAAGTCTTAGAACTGAAGAAAGATGGTCTTGCTGATAAAGTGGATATGCAACGGGGATTTATCGAAGAGTTAGAGTGTCGTGGAAACGCCAATATCAATGACAAGAAAGAAAAGATCGCCAATATCACAGACCAAATTGGCGTTTATATGAAAGAGAATGCAACTTTAGAAGAGGATGTATTCAAGTTCACTAGTGAACAAAGTATTGTTTGTGGTGCAGACAAAAAGTTATTGAAGCTTAACAATCTTCGTGGTAAAATTACACAAAGGGTATCATCGTTATCCAAAGAGTTGGACTTCTTCAAAGAGAATACGGTTTGCCCGACCTGCACACAGACGATTGACGAATCGTTTCGCTTAAATAGAATCGAAGACGTTCAAGATAAAAATCAGGATCTCCAGAAAGGTTTGAAAGAACTTGAGGAGACCATACAGTTTGAACAAGAAAGAGAACGTCAATTTAGTGCTCTTTCTAGGGAGATTACAAAACTAACACATGACATTTCTCAAAACAATACTAAGATTTCTGGACTACAACGACAGGTCGGAGATCTGGGAACTGAAATTCAAACGATTGCCGATCAGTTACAGAACAGAAATACTGAACATGAGAAGCTAACTAAACTGCAAGAACAACTGAATAGTACATTCGATCAATTAGTAACCCGTAAGACGGAAGTAAATCACAAAGATTTCATTTATACCTTGTTGAAGGATGGTGGTGTAAAAACCAAGATCGTCAAAAAATATCTGCCGTTGATCAATAGACAGGTCAATCGGTATTTACAGATGATGGATTTTTACATCAACTTCAACTTGGATGAAGAGTTCAACGAAAAGATCAATTCACCCATTCACGAAGACTTCTCTTATGCAAGTTTTTCAGAGGGTGAGAAGATGCGTATCGATTTGGCTCTATTGTTCACTTGGAGAGAAGTCGCCGCTTTCAAAAATTCCACGAACACAAATTTGTTGATTATGGATGAAGTCTTTGATAGTTCTCTTGATGGTTTCGGCACTGATGAATTTTTGAAGATTATTCGTTACGTCATCAAAGATGCCAATATCTTTGTCATCTCTCACAAGGACGGGTTGCAGGACAAATTTGCAAGTGTCATACAGTTTGAAAAAATCAAGGGTTTTTCACGTATGGTATCTACAGATGCCCAGGAATGATGCAAGTCCCCAACAGGTTTCACCACTCTAAGAAAGAACAGAAGGTTAGACTGAAACCTCAACAGTTGAGACAGTCTCGTGCACGCCTGAAGTTCTTAAAGAAGAAGCTGAAGATAAATACTTAGAAAGTTTAGTTTCATGAAAACTTTTGGCCAGTTTTTAGAGGACTTATATCTGATTGAACAGGAATCAGTGCAGGGTTCTTTATTCACACGGAAAGGAACACCACAAAATTTTAGAGGTGGTAGAACTCCTTTCGTTGCGACAGACCCTATTAAGCAAGGCCAAAGTAGCCCATTACCCACGTCATCTAAACCACCACAATCTTCACCAGGTCAACTATCTTTGAATGTAAATCGTAGACTTACAACATCAGGGCCTGGTGCAACTGTTCGTGCGACTGGCCCTAATATGGATAAGTTTCCTCAGTTGCAGAGATTTACAAATCAAGGTACGAATGTTTTAAAACAAGTCTCCAAAGCTGCGGCGGCCGCCAGAGCTTTAAGAACTGCAACTCCACTTGGTGCTGCAGCTGCGGTGATGAGTCCTACACCCACAGGTGACGCAACTCTTACTGGTGCGTTAAAAAGAGGTGACTATAAACCAAAACAAGGGCCAAGAGGTGGAGATGAAGGTCTGACAAGAGCTCAGTCATTTGATAAAGCTTTCAAGTCAGCAAGACGTGCAGGGAAGTCTGGATTTGAATGGAGAGGTGGTACGTACACTACAAAGGTCAAGTGATGGACAGTTGAGAAACTGGCCACAAGACCCTTGGCGACCCTGCCAGGGGTTTTATAATATACGCATACTGAAAGAGTCCTATGTCCGTCCGTTTTGAGATCAAAGATCAACTTGCACGACTTCTTGCACAGGAAGATCTCATTGTCGAACACAAGAATGTTGAGACCGCTTCCTTTGATGTAGATCGTCGTGTCTTGGTTCTTCCATTGTGGGAAAGGGCTTCGTCTGAAGTCTATGATATGTTAGTTGGACACGAAGTCGGTCACGCACTGTATACTCCCAACGAAGACTTCTCTGCACTCAAAGCTCCGAAATGTTACCTTAATGTTGTTGAGGATGCACGTATTGAAAAGTTAATCAAACGTCGTTACCGTGGTCTTGGTAAATATTTTATTCGTGCTTATAAGGAACTCAATGAACAAGACTTCTTTGGAACCAAAGAATCTGATCTGACAAAGTTTTCTTTTATCGATCGAATCAATCTGTTTTTCAAGGGGAATGATGAGATTCGGTTCACCGACAAGGAGACTGTGTACGTAGATCGAGTTGCGTCAATTATGACCTTTGAAGAGGCTTGTCGTCTTGCAGAAGAAATATATGAATTTGCTAAAGAGGAGAAAGAGAATCAAGAACAACTTCCTGATGTGAATCTGAACACTGAGAATAAATCTGGCTCTGTCGGTACATCTCAAGAATCTGAGGAATCTGACGATTATGATTCTGAAGAACCGCAACCTGGTGAGTCTTATGGTGGGACTGCAGACAAGTCTGAATCTGGTTTTGATTCACCAGGTGATCACTCATCGTATAATGAGGGTGTGACAGTAGACAACTTTGATCAAAAAGTTGAAAGTCTGCGTAGTAATAGTAGAATTGATACTCGATACGTTCAGATCCCTCAAGTGAATTTGAATACAGTTGTGATTCAAAATCAAGAGGTATGGAAAGTGCACGATGAAGAACGTAAGATATTGGCGGAACGTGATGCCGATCACGGTTATCAATACGACCGCACGGCTTATCACCGTGATGAGTATAAGAGATTCAAAAAGTCTGCCCAGAAAGAAGTAAGTTATCTGATCAAAGAATTTGAATGTCGCAAATCAGCCACATCTTACGCACGTGCGTCTACCTCTAGGACTGGAGTTCTTGATACATCTAAGTTGCATACTTACAAGTTCAACGAGGATCTATTCAAAAAGATTACTGTGTTGCCTGATGGTAAGAATCACGGTTTGATCTTCATTCTTGATTGGTCAGGATCGATGTCCAATATTCTGAAAGATACTGTCAAACAACTTCTCAACCTCGTGTGGTTCTGTCGCAAAGTTAATATCCCATTCGAAGTCTTTGCTTTCACAAATGACTGGTTGATCAATGGTGATCGGATGCCGTGCATTTATCCCTCTGATTCAATTCACCAAAAGTTTAACGTCAACGACCTGGTTGTTTCGTCTGGTTTTAGTCTAATGACTTTCCTTTCAAGTCAGACTTCTGCCAAAGATTTTGAATATCAGTGTGAAAATCTTTTCGTCCTTTCTTGCAGTCAAGATGGGATGCGTCAACTTGGATTGTCTGGCACACCTCTTAATGAGGCTTTGATTACCCTACACCAACTGATTCCTGATTTCAAAAAACGATTCGGTGTTGAGAAATTGAACACGATTATTCTGACCGATGGTGAAGCTCAATACATCCCTTACTTTGTTGAATTTCAACGCAAGGACGGTAAGATTGTTCAAGGTTTCAACAACATTGACTCCTACACCTGCCTTCGTGATCGTAAACTAGGTCGTGTCTATCAGATCTGTGATCGATACTTTGGATTGACACATACTATCTTGACTAATTTGACAGAACGTTTTAGTGATGTCAACTTCATCGGTATCCGTCTTGCGTCGGGATCTGAGCTACGTCGTTTTCTTGATCGTCACCTTTCACTTTCTGACATCAATGACGTTATGTTAAAATGGAAGAAGGACAAGTCTGTCGCGATTGATAATATGGGTTATACTAAGTTCTTCGCGATGTCATCTCAGTCCCTCTCTAATGATACTGATTTTCAAGTGCAAGAGGACGCTAGTAAGTCTCAGATCAAGTCTGCTTTTATCAAATCACTCAATTCTAAAAAGTTGAACAAGAAAGTTCTGTCACAGTTTATGGAGTTAGTTGCGTGAACATTTTTGTCACAAGCGAATGCCCACGTCAGTCGGCACAAGTCTTACCAGACAAACACATTGTCAAAATGCCACTGGAGAGCTGTCAGATGCTCTCCATTATTTTTTCGTCTTGGTATTACAACTGGGGTGAGATTCATCGAATCGATGGTGAGCCTTACAACACAAAGAAAGGAGCCTTTCGTAATCACCCTTGCACACAATGGGCGGGTCAAAATTATTACAATACAGCCTGGTTGATCGCACACGGAATTGCATTGTCTACTGAGTACACTCACCGTTACGGCAAAATGCATTCTTGCAATTCAACACTTTTCGAAGCTAAAAAAATCTTTCACCATAAGACTGGTAAGTCCATTACTTGTTACTGTATGGCTGACAAATTTGCACGTGCTATGCCCGAAGAGTTCAAGTATAATGAAGACATAGATACTTTTGATGCGTACAAAAAGTATGTTGCATCTAAACCTTGGGTCTCTGAAAATTACCTCAAGTGCCCTGAAAGAAAGCCTTCGTGGATCGAATGAATAATTACCCTATAAAATCAGAAAACCCTTACGTCGTGAAGATCATACCCAGTAAAAAAAGATGGGGTATTTACAGACGTGATAACTCTCATAAACTTGCAGATTTTAAATCGGAAATCGAAGCTTACTCTGCAAGACGAGCACTAATTGATTTCGAAAATGACTCAACTTGATAGACACTGTTACAGTAAAGTAAACAATGAGTGGGTCATAGTAAAGACATATACTCTTGAGTATCAGAAAATACCTTATAATATTGCAACGATACTAGAATGTTCAAGACGTTTGAGACAAGTTCTCACACCAGACTTATTGACAAAAAAGTATCGACTGGAAAATGAAACGAATCCAATGTATGGTCATTGTTACCATACAACACAAGCAATGTTCTACTTGTTGGACACTCATACTTTAGATCCCATTAAAGGTCGTGATTGGAGAGGAGACGATCACTGGTGGTTGAAAGATAAAGAGAATGGATTTATTGTCGATATGACAGCGGATCAATATTATTCAATAGATAAAGAGCCTCCCTATGATAGAGGCAAAGTTTCATCCTGGTATGGTTGGAAACAGAGACCGCATAAGAGAACTTTAGACTTGATTACTAGACTTCAGATGGACAGTTATCTGGCTGTCCACTGCCCCATCTTACCCCGTTGATTTAGTTGTATACTACATACATACCAATGAGGTTCCAATTCAATGTCTATTCCCAATATCGTTGATGCACTTCGAGATGCATACGGTGAAAAAATCACTTCGGGCGATGTGCGTGGATACTGTGCCGCACACGGCATCTCTTACCCGACTGTCACCCGCAAACTGGAACAACACAAAGTTCGTCGTGGTGTTTGGGATTTGACGATTCAAGAAAAACTAGAACAGACCTATCAAGCTCCCGCTGGTGCACCTGCTATCAATGTTACCGCTGGGGAACATCAAGATCTAATTCCTGATAAGGACAATCAATATGTCCCGTTCGGGAACTTTAAGGATGTGAAGAAAATCATTCAGTCCCGTTTATTCTATCCGACCTTCATCACTGGTCTCTCTGGTAATGGTAAAACATTCTCTGTCGAACAATCTTGTGCTCAACTCAAACGTGAACTCATCCGTGTTAATATCACAATCGAGACGGATGAAGATGACCTTATCGGTGGCTTCCGTCTTGTGGACGGCAACACTGTTTGGCATAACGGTCCTGTGGTTGAGGCTCTTGATCGAGGTGCCATATTGCTTCTCGATGAAATCGACCTCGCTTCAAACAAAATCCTTTGTCTGCAAAGTGTTCTCGAAGGCAAAGGTGTTTTCCTGAAGAAGATTGGTCGTTGGGTCAAACCTGCATCTGGATTCAACATCATCGCAACTGCTAACACCAAAGGTAAGGGTTCTGATGATGGCCGTTTTATTGGAACTAATGTGTTGAATGAGGCGTTTCTTGAACGATTCCCTGTGACCTTTGAACAAGAGTATCCGTCGCCTAAGATTGAACAGAAGATTCTAGAGTGTGTCTGTCTCAACCTTAACATCAATGATCCAGAGTTTTGTCAACGACTCGTTGATTGGGCTGACATCATTCGTAAGACGTTCTACGATGGTGGGATCGAAGAGTTGATCTCTACTCGCCGTCTGGTTCACATCAT